CAGCATGAACAACTGGATTGATTATTTAATAACATGTTTGCTTGCTGCGATATTATTTATTGTCGCGTATTGGTGGTTAGTATTATTAGTAATATTTTTGGGGTGTGTATTATGATTATTAAAAAGACTTATGCTGAAAACAATTACATTATTATTGATGTAACAAAAGAGTATACTGTGAATGGACTAGTTATATTACATGGTAAATGTATAGAACAAGTTGATCCAGATGGTGCTATTTTTGAACCGGGTGAAGAAGTTGAGGTGTTTATGAGTGATCTTGTTGAGGTATTAGAAGAATGAAAGTGGGAGCGTGTTTATTGATTAGGCCAAAAGATAAATGGCTATGTGTGAAGTATTATTCACATGATAATGAAAGTTTATATTATGTACCGATGCAAATTGATATGTTACATAAACGACATATCAAAAAGATGAAATGTGATCCAAATAGGATCCGTAGTATATATCAGGGCAAAGGTGATAAAGTACTTAAAGGAGGTGAGCCGATTGAATTTAACTAAAGAGCAAACATATGTAAGTGAATTTTTACATAATATCTATCTTGAAAGTGATAGTAAAGAACTGGATGCATGGTTGGTATACCTAGCACGTGAGAACGGAGACGAAGAACTTGCAACAATGATTGGAGGTAAAAATAATGATTGTTAAAAAGAGTTATGGCGAAGATTACATAATTATGAAAGTAACAAATATTAAAACAAATAAATCCGGTACGTGGACAACTTTAATAGGTCAACTAATTAATGAAAAAGGTTGTGAGAATTTTAGAGAATTTGAAGAATTAATTTTACATTTAAATAATGATGTTGAGGTTATTGAGCCATGATTTTTTTTGATTGCGAGGTATTTGCCTGTGATTGGCTTGTTGTAACATTCGATGGTAAAGATTTTACATATATCGAAAATGATAGAGAATTGTTACAACAATATTATGACAAACATAAAAATGATTTATGGATCGGTTATAACTGCAAAGGGTACGACCAATATATTATAAAAGCAATTTTATTAGGGATTAATCCAAAAATTGTAAATGATTATATTATTAAAGGTGGTCATCCGGGTTGGTCATTTACAAACAAGTTTAAATCTATAAATTTGAATATATACGATTGTATGGTATTTGGTAAATCACTAAAGCAACTAGAGTCGTATATGGGTGTTAACATACATGAAACTGACGTTGATTTTGATCTGACGCGATCATTAAATGAGGAAGAAAAACGACTTAATCGTAAATATTGTCGTGATGATGTATACAATACTGCTTTGGTATTCCAACAAACAAAACAAGATTTTGAAGCACATTACGGATTATGTCAACTCGCTGGAGAACCATTATCAAGTATGTCAAAAACAAAGGCGCAGCTTGGTGCTAAAATTTTGAAAGCGAAACGATTAACGTCAGATGAATGGGATCAGGAATTCGATTTTGAATATGTACAATGTGTGAAAGATTATTCATATAAACATGATGATGTTGTTAAGTTTTTTGATATCATTCGTGAGTCGAAAGATCCTACAGCAAGCTATGAAATTGACTTGTATGGAACACCACATATTTTTGCATTGGGTGGTTTACATGGCGCAATATCAAATTATTTATGGTCAAATGATAATGAATCAAAAATGGTACATGCAGATGTCGGCTCAATGTACCCATCAATTATGATTGAGTGGGATTTATTGTCGCGAGGTGTTCCTGATCCTAAATTGTATATTGATATTCGTGAAAAGCGCTTGCAGTTTAAAAAAGCAAAAGATCCTAGACAGTTACCATTGAAGCTTGTTCTCAATTCAGTATACGGACAAAGCGGAGCCGGTAAATGTGTTGATGGTAAATATAAAGTATTGTCTGACTTGTATGATCCTAAGCGTATGCGCGAGGTATGTATTAATGGGCAATTAATGATTTTACAATTAATTGAAGATGTCTGCGAAATGTTACCGAGGACACAACTTGTGCAGTCAAATACAGATGGTGTAGTGTTTAAAGTATGTAATGATGATTGGGATAAATTTGACGAGATCGTGAAAGTTTGGGAAAAACGTACTCGATTAAATATGGAATATGATTATACAAATGCAATTTATCAACGTGATGTAAATAATTATATCGCAATATTTGATGATGGTAAAATCGAGCGTAAAGGTGGATCAGTTAAAGAAGCAAAGGTTATCGATAATGATCTTCCAATAGTATCAGATGCCGTAGTTGAATATTTTGTGAATGGTGTAGATCCTGCTGTGTATATATCTAAAGAAAATGCTATGATGAGATTCATGAAAACGTATAAACTCAGTGGTAAATATGATCATGCGTTATATAATGATGAAATACTAACCGATAAAGTTTATCGAGTATTTGCATCTCGTAGTAGTAATGACGGTATTTTATATAAGTGTAAACATGATAAAAACCCAGAAAAATTCGCATCATGCCCAGATCATTGTAGGATCGTAAATGGTAACATTCAAGAAATGAAAACACCAAAATGGCTAGATCGTCAATGGTATATTGATGAGGCGTGGAAACGTATAAATTCATTTAAAGGTGAATAGATATAGTATTTATGATTTAACTGCATAACACATACACTATTAATGACTAACTGGCATTTTACATACAGCTCGCTCAGTGGTATTATAATAATGTAAAGATGTTAAGACTACTTAAAAGGATGAAATAAAAATGAAACAAGCACTTATAAAAGGAGATCGATCTGATGAGTGGTACACACCTAAATGGTGTGTACAACAAATTTTTGATTATTATAAGCCAACTGGTAAAATATTATTGCCTTGGGACACCGATAAATCAAATTTTGTGAAATATTGTTGCAACAATAATATTGAGCATGTTTACAACATTCGTGATTTTATGACAACTGATTATAATTGTGATTGGATCATTTCGAATCCGCCATATTCAAATAAAGATGAGATTATAGAACGTTGCATTGAAATTGGTAAACCAACAGTATTACTATTACCGATTGAATCACTTGGTGGAATACGTAGACATGCAGCATATAGACACACAAAACTGAATATATATATATATACCTGAAAGACGTATCGCGTTTATATCTGACAACGGTGAACAATCTAAAGCAGCAGCGCATCATAGCATTTATTTAGGTTTGAATTTTGATGAACAAAAAATTGAGGTGGAATAATATGAAAATTAAAGTATTAAATGAAAATTGTGTCCCTGAGCGTAAACATAGTTGGGACGCTGGACTTGATATGAAAGCAGCTGAAACTGTTACAATTCAACCCGGTGAAAATCGTCAAATTGGATTAGGTGTATGTGTACAGATCCCTGTAGGATATGTTGGTTTAATGTGTCCAAGATCTAGTATCGGAGTAAATACGATGTTACGACCATCAATCTCGGTTGGCGTTATTGACGCTGGATATACTGGTGAAGTACATCAACCATATACAAATATTGGTGATGAACCAATTACATTAAATGAAGGAGAACGTATCGGCCAGCTTGTTGTTGTTCCTATTTTTGATTATAATCTCGAAGTTGTTGACGAATTAGAACAAACTGAGCGTGGTGATGGTGCTTTTGGCAGCACAGGTAAATAGATACAATATATAGTATGTAATAGTTTTTAGTCCAGCGGTATATAGTATGCACAATATATAGCTGGACTAATTTTGTCGAGATACAATATACTGTATATATTAAAATTTAACGAGGACATGATAACGACTACGCACAACAAAACTTTTAGAAGTGCGATGGTTGATGCATTGTTACTAAAAGTTATAATGCTGTCCTGTGCTATGTGTAACAAGCATTGTACATACAGTGTAGATCTGGTATAATAATAAATGTAAGGGGGATACCTTACAGAGTTATTACAAAGGAGATACACAAAATGACTTGCAAACAACTAACAAACAAATTACAACAATTAAACAATGGCTTAAAAATTGAAGTTAAAAAAGTAACATCAGTTGGTCGTATAACTGGTAAACATACTTGTTACCAATTACATGTAAATGGTAACAAATTCTATATTGGTGCTTTTACATTAAAACAATTAGTAAAAGATATGACAAAAAACGGTAACGTGCTTACATTAACAAGTCGTTACTATAAATATGAACAAATTAAAATTGTTGTTGCATAAGGAGGTGCAGCATGAACAACTGGATTGATTATTTAATAACATGTTTGCTTGCTGCGATATTATTTATTGTCGCGTATTGGTGGTTAGTATTATTAGTAATATTTTT